TGCTATGAATAGTAGTACTAACATGATGGCATTGATAGCACCACATATAAGCATGATTAGTAGTTCTGTGTAATCTATAAACATAATATCTCCCTTGATTATAATGGACTCGTAGTTATCCGTTTAGGCTACGGTGGCCCCGATCAATAAATAAAGATAAAGGGTGAGTGACTATTGTTAGCCACCCACCCTCTGATCCTTAGTTTGTTGCGATTTCTAGCACCTCTAGTTGTAACTGTGGTGCACGGCGGGCACCCTCTGCTACATTGGGACGGCGATCAAAGCGGGTAACGAGACGGCCTGTAATTGTGACTGGCATTGTCTCCTCTGCACCCTGTCGTGCCTGATCTAGTGCAAGTAGGTCACCTACTGATGAGTCATCAAGGGCAACGATGTTCATACCTGCAACATATACCTGACGGTCAGCCACCCCGTCAGATGTACGGCTGATGTCTCGTTGATTGAGCCAGCCTGTTACGAGTGTTCCTTTGCTACCTGTGAACTGTTTGATGTTCTTGAGTGTACCTGTGATGATTACTTCGTTTTTCATGTTGCTCTCTCTTTCGTTAGTTGTTTCGTCTGTGGAAGGTAGCCCTCCCGTAGGGGAGAGGGCTACCTGGAACTGCATTATCTCACATTACTTTCTAGTGGTTTGTCGCATGACTGGCAATCGTTGTACATTTTTGGTGTGAGTATGTGACACCACTGGCACTCTGTCTCGCGTGCACGCTGGGTCATGTCTTCCAACTCCCATAGTTCCTCATAGACTCCGCCGTCCTGTAGGAATACTACGGGTAGTTTGTACTCACCTTCCCTGTCTGTCCAGTCATGACCACTTGGCTCTGTGGTCGTGAGCCATTGACGCTTGTACTGAAGGTTGCCTTCAGACGCTGACTCATACGCTTTGTCGGTGAGTCGAGCGTCTGCTGTTTCTACGCAGTCAACGCATAGCATTTCTTGTGCGATACATTCTGGGCAGACATTGTTTACTGTGAGTGAGTCGCCTTCTGTGTACTGTACTTCGTTCATGTTGTTCTCCTTGCTAACCAACCCCTAGATTTTAGGGCAACGCCCTGACATCGCAGGCATCGAGCAGGCGAAGCATTTCTGACTGCTTACGAGCAGACCATGGAGCGCAGCGGAATAGCGTCTGTGAGTAGGAAGAAATCGAGATGCCGTCACCAGCACAGCAACCATGCATTCGTAGAACTATGTGACTGGAATGTGCAAGCACAGACTGGGACTGTGAGGCTTGTCATGCCTGAAAGGTGTGACGAGGCTCATGGTTACAGTCTGCTTGACATTCTGCTGGTGGCGATAAAATCAGAGGGATCATAAGTAAAAGACGGCGATATCAATTCAATTGAATTGTATCGGCGGCTGGTCTGCCTTTGATTTGACAGGCGAAGGCGACAGAGCGGGAGCGTCGCCTTTGACTCCAAATCATAGGACAGATTACGACCATTGGTAGATAGTTGTAGGTCTGAGGGTTTACTATTGGCAGACTGAGAGGTCTGGAGATACTTCTCCAGTAGTAGTATTATTTTTTATAGTAGACTCTAGACTGAGCCTCAGTCAGTCAGGCAGACTGTCTCTACATACACAGTCCACACTATGCAGTCTGTACTGCTGTAGTAGTCTCTTTCTGTTCTATTTGACCCCCTATTGTTAAATATACGGCTGTAATATGTATTGTATCTCTACCTATAAATATTTCTGTATATAGTGACTGGGGGTAGTTATCTGTCTGTTTCTATTAAGTAATAAACTATTTGCCAGTAAATAGTTCGTTTGACCTGTTTGAACGGATTAAGTATATATGTACAGTAAAATATATTCGGAAGTCTTTTTAGAGCCTTCCTCATACTGTGACAGACTGCTGTACAGATATACTTTTATACGGCGGGATAACTCTGCCTTCGGCAAGGGGATAATGTATGGCAGGGTTTAAATCAGGCGGCGAACACCACCTAGTAAAAGGTGTCACTCAAGCCAAAGAACAAGTTCTTGAGAAGGTGCGGGTGGGCGTCTCCCCTCAGGCGGCTATGATTGCCATAGGCAAGAAGCCAGATACTATCCGTCAATGGATGGTCAGAGACCCATTATTTGCAACGGCACTTGAAGAAGCCAAGGAAGAAGGAAGTAAACAATCCTTTGATGCCCTTGGTGTCCAAAAGGAGTCTATTCCCTTTGCAGAGTTTTCTAAGATGTTTTTTGACCAAATGGTCTTTCCTCACCACCAGAACTGGATTGACCTTCTGGAGGGACGCGAGCCTTCTTGGGACCACCCTAATATTATATATGAGCCTGGAGAGCCTAACCGCCTCCTAATCAACGTGCCTCCTGAGCACGCTAAGTCCACTGTTATCACGGTGAACTACCCAACTTACCGCATTGCCCTCAATCCCAACATCCGCATCATTGTGGTATCAAAGACGATTACTAAGGCACGCGAGTTCGTATACGCTATCAAGCAACGATTGTCCCATCCACGCTGGCTTAAACTGCAGACCGCATATGGTCCAGAAGGCGGTTGGAAACAAGACGCAGATACTTGGCGTACCGATACCGTCTATCTTGGGGGCGATGCGCGTAATTCATCTGAGAAAGACCCAACCATTCAGGCACTAGGTATGGGTGGTCAGATTTACGGCGCACGTGCAGACTTGATTATTCTTGACGACTGTATAACTACAGCCAACGCTCATGAGTGGGAACAACAGATTAACTGGTTGCAGAAGGAAGTTATTACCCGTCTGGGTAAGAACGGTAAATTGTTAGTGGTGGGGACCCGAATTGCAGCAAATGATTTATATAAAGAACTTCGTAATCCAAAGCATTGGTCAGGTGGCAAGACTCCGTTTAGTTATATGGGCATGCCTGCTGTACTGGAGTATTCGGAGAAGCCAGAAGACTGGGTTACTCTCTGGAAAGAGTCGGACGTCCCGTGGGATGGCGATGATGACACTCCTCAGGAAAACGGCTTCTACCCCAAGTGGGACGGGCAAGCCTTATTTAAGCGTCGCTCGGAAGTCACACCCTCAACTTGGGCACTTGTATACCAGCAAGAAGATATACAAGAAGATTCCATCTTCCCACCCATGTTGGTGCAAGGGTCAACTAACGGGATGCGGAAGCGAGGTCCACTAAGAGATGGGGCTGCTGGACATCCTGCTCACGTAGAACCTTACATTGTAGTTGGTTTTGACCCTGCTATGGCAGGTAACGCTGCATTTGTAGTTTGTACTTACAACCGTGCAGATGGCAAAATTTACGTTAACGATTGTATTAATATGACGGAGCCAACTCCGCAGAAAATTAGGGCGACAATTGAAGAACTGGTTATTAAATATAAGCCGCAAGAGTTTAGAGTTGAAATCAACGCCCATCAAAAAGCCTACTCCCTTGATGACGAGTTACGAAACTGGCTTGCTGGATACGGCGTACGCCTTGATGCTCACTTTACAGGCAAAAACAAGTGGGACACATCCTTCGGCGTTGCGTCAATGTCTAACTTGTTTGGCACAGTCCGAGAAGAAAAGTTCCAAAAAAACAACATTATAGAACTTCCTTCTTCTGAGGGTAGTGAAGGCATAAAGGCTCTTACTCAACAACTGTTGACTTGGAAGCCAAACACTAAAGGCAAGACAGATACTGTTATGGCGTTGTGGTTTGCAGTTATTCGCATCCGCGAACTTATGCAGTCTAATAGTCACACATCTATGTATGCCAACAATCGTTGGACTACTAAAGCACAGATGAATAATAGATACTCAATCAACCTAGACGATGCCTTTGCAGATCAATGGCACGACATATATGGATAGGAATTAAAATGGCATCAACATCATATTCACCAAAGCCTATGTCACCAAGGGCTAAGGCTAAGGCTGGCGCTGCTGGTAAGACAACAGCAAGACGCTACAGCGCCGATTTAGTCGCAAGAAATACAGGTGGTATTTCTGGCACTGGAGGAAGAAACGTAACTAAAGATTACAAAGAAACTGGTAATCAAAAGTCGTTTTTGGAAAAACTAAAGTATGCATTTAGAACTATTCCAATAGAGTCTCCCGAAACTATTTCTTTTCAGAAGCAACTAGAAATTGATAGACAAAACCTAAAGAAGAAGAAGAAGAAGTAAAATTGCTAAAAAGAAATAATTCTCCCCTTTAATCGTTAGGACAACAATGGCATTATCAGTAGAACAAATAGTAGCAAGAGTTGAATCTCTGCGCTACCGTAATCACGAACGTGATGCCCGTAACCTTGACGTACTTGCTGTCCGTAAAGGAAAGATTGCTGAAGTCTATCCTAATTTCTTTCCAGAAGGCGTAGATGCCAACGTAGTAGCAAACTTTATTGACATTGTTGCACGTGACTTATCCGAAGTTATGGCTCCGCTTCCTGCGGTTAACTGTTCTGCAGCCAACCAGGTATCTGACCGTGCTCGTACTTTTGCTGACAAGCGCACTCGCATTGCATCTAACTACTTCCAGCACTCAGACCTAGCGGTACATATGTACTCAGGCGCTGACTGGTATCTAACATATGGATTCGTCCCTTTCATTATTGAATTAGACGATGAAGCAAAACTGCCACGTATCCGCATAGAAAACCCAATTGGGGCTTACCCAGAATTTGACCGCTATGGACGTTGTGTGGCATTTGCTAAGCGGTACTCTATGACACTTGGTGAATTAGTATCTCAGTTCCCAGAGCATGATAGACAATTGCTAGGACCAGATGGTTACAAGCAAGACCTTAATGCACAAATTGAGATGATTCGTTATTACGATAAAGACCAATCTGTAATCTATGTACCGCGCAGAAGCAATCTAATTCTTTCTCAAGCAGCAAATCCGCTTGGCAAGATGATGGTTGTTGTTGCACGTAAGCCATCTATTGATGGTGAAATGCGTGGACAATTTGATGATGTACTTGGTATTCAGTTACTGCGTAACAGATTTGCATTACTTGCAATGGAAGCAGCAGAGAAGTCAGTACAAGCACCAATTGTTTTACCACAAGATGTGCAAGAACTTATGCTTGGTGGAGATGCGGTTATCCGTACAGCCAACCCAGCAGGTGTGCGCCGAGTAGAACTTACTTTGCCACAGGGTGCATTTACAGAACAAGAAGTTCTTAATCAAGAACTACGTGTTGGTACACGTTACCCAGAATCCCGTACTGGAAACATTGATGCTTCAATCGTCACTGGTCAGGGAGTACAGGCTCTTATGGGAGCCTTTGATACACAAGTTAAATCTGCACAAGCAATCTTTGCTGCAACACTTCGGGACATTATTAGCCTTTGCTTCTGTGTAGATGAAATGATTTATCCCG